GGTTCCTCCGTTCAATGCATCTATTGCTGCAGTTGTTGCTGGTTTAGCAGGTGTTGCTGCTTCATTTAAACATACATGATGAACGGCTAAACCTTCAAAAAGAATTGCCATTTCAAGTATTACAGGGTCATTATGACTCAAAAATGTAGATTTCCAAGCAGTCTCTTTAATGGAGGGAAGATCAGTTAATCTCATAGTAGTATAATCTTTCGTGTTTTATTTTCTTTAATAGCGCGTCGATAACCAAGATTGGCCCATGTTAAAGAATATTCTTGCAAAATGTTGTCAATCTTGTTAAATGTCGATTCGCTCATTGCTGTGAGAGGGCGCCAATCTATCAAACCTACCAAAGATTTCTTTTGTTTGGCGTTTAATTTAGAGGTGTTTTTCACATCTGCCTTGATTGAATCTTTGGCTTTTTGAGTTAAATTGCCTTGAGATTTCACAATATTTTTAACAGCTTCTAAATCGCCACTATCTAATGCTTTGACGAAGTTGGCAATAAATGTATTTTCGTCTTTGGGCTGGGCAGCTTGTGCAGTTGTATCTGGTTCATCTTGTGGTTGAGCTTTTTGTTCAAGTTCTGGAAGTTTGGCTTTCCAGTAATCGTCGAAAGCTTTATCTCCTTGGTTTTTAAATATTTCTTTGGCTTCAGCGTCTAATGATTCGATGCCACTGACAAATGGTACTTCAACATCATCACTGTCTTCACCGCTGGCTAAACCTTTCATTGTGGCTTCAACATCTTCTGCAGACAATCCTGCCTTGGTCATAAGATCGCGTATATCTTCGTCAGTCATGCCTAGATTGGCCATCATCTCAGCAATTTCAACACTGTCTGTGGGACGGCCTGCTTGTTTCCAAACTTTCATCAATTTACCAGCACCAAATTGCAGTGTTAGATCACTCCATAATCCTTCCATGACTGCTTGTGGTAGACGAGTACTTTCAGCTGCGGGTTGTCGACCTTTTACCTCTCCTGCAGCGCTGGCAGCGCCAGCTGCGGCTGCTCTCACAACAGCTCCTATATTCTGTACACTGTTGGCAAAGGCCTGCTGCGATGCTTGATTAACAGCAGCCTCACCGGCTTTGGCAGCTAGATCAGCAACATATTCTGGACTGTTAATAATCTTGGTAAAATCTAGGAGGTTTTGATATGCTGTGCCTATATGAGTTGGATCGCCAAAATCAAGTACCAGAACCTTTAACTTGGCATAGTCAGCTGGACTTACAGCAACATCTGGTAAATGGAAATTTGCTGCTATTCCATGTAAGTTTTGGCTGGCATCTATGCTACAACGTACAACACCTGGAGCAATAGTATTACCTACAACATGCAAGCTCTGCGCCCAGCTGACAATAGAGCCAACTATATGTCCTGCAAGATAGCCAAAAGCAGCGGTTTTCAATCCTTTTCCAAGAGCTGTGCTAAGTTTTTCACCTTTGAGCAGCTCTGCACCGCCTTTGAGTAGGAAACCTACAATGGGAATACTGCCTGGGCCTAACAACAAACTAGATGCAGCTACAGCAACACCTATGATAGCCGATTGCCAAACTGGGTTGGCTTTGGCTGCTCTGCCCAACTGATCAGCATAGAGTAATATTTGTTGGCCTTTTTCGCTTGTGCCCAGTTTGGCTTTCATTTTTTCTTTTAGTTGCTCAAATTTTTGATCAAACGCTTGCACCGGCGCGGAGTTTTGTAAGGCTGTTCCAAATTTACTTAAAACGTCGTTTACTTTTCCCAATGCTTCTTTGGGAAGACTAGCAGCTTTACCAAAACCTGTCTTTAAGCCTTTTTCTTTGCTGAGATTTTCAGCATTTTTAAACATTGCCTCAATTTGGTCGTTGGAAAGTTCAGCTTCTAAAAGGAATTTAATATTCCTACGCAGTGGCATCATATCCATTTCAATTGTTTCAAACAAACGCTTGTTGGCTATGGTGAGATCTGTCCAACCATATTGCTCATAAGCCCATTGATGTTTTTTCATTATGCAGCTCCTTCCTTGCTGGCCAGATAGGTTTTAATTTTATCAACAGCCTGCTTGATCTGCGCAGGATCTTGAACATCCGATGCTGCAGTTGTTCCAGCAGGAGTTGTTGTATTTGTGGCAGATGTAGTTGATGCTGCTGCAGTTGATGCCGAAGGCCGCGTATTGCCAGTGGATGCTTTGGATTGTTCTATATATGACAATCCATCAATTATTGCAGTTGCAATGGCCTTTGAAAGATATTGTTTTGTTTGTCTATCAACTGTTGTTGACACAAAACCAGTGTTGTTTTTGATTGCTGCACCTTTGAGTGGGAGGACTGGCTTGTTGACATCAGCTGGTAATGTGCGAAATAATTGCTTGAGATTATTTGTAACTATTGGATTTTGAAGAGCTCTATCAATTTCCTCGTCTGAAAATCCACTGCTTTTGACAAAATCATATAGATTTTTATATGACAGTTTAGACCACATCCAATCTTTATTCGATTGCTGAGTCTGTTGAGGTACTGTGGCAGCATATTTGGTTTTCAGTTTGGCTGCAAGTTGATTGATCAATTCTTGCCCGCGCCTCTTCACAGGGCTGCCTAGACCTGCTATCCAATTTTTAATGCTGTCAAATATTCCTTCATGTATAATCGAATAGCGATCTTCTACAAGATTTAAATAATTACGCATTTCTTCAGCGTTCATCGGTCTTTCCTTATCTCTTTAATTTTACGTGTGAATTTTTTATCATCTTCGCTCATGATGCTGCGATGCAAGCGTCTTACTAGATCGTCTGCTTGTTCATCTGGATAACTTTCTCTAATGAGACGTACAAGATTTATCGCACTGGCAATTAGATGTGTGGCACGGCTTTCGATGACAGTGTGCTTGTTTTTTGCTGGTACAATGGCGTCAAGCTCATCAATGAAATTTTTAATTGAGTCCACGGTAACTTCCTGTTGATTATGAGATATTTATGTATCATATACCAAATACAATAAATACTTGACAGCTTTGGAGCGCCCCGATGACTCAATATACCGCAGAAGATTTTAGACTACTTGTAAACCGTCTTAATGAGGTTATATTCGACGAAGATGCAGCCGACNATTCAGAACCTCAAGATGACGGTGAGCCTATTGACAAAATGCTTACACAGCCCAAAGATGTATCTTCTGCTGAAGTTACAGAAGGTGAAGATGATGTTACACATGAGCCAGCGTCTATTGATGATGTAGAAAAAGCAATTACAACCGCTAGTGATGCCAGCCCTGTGGCTAAATTACAAGCCACTAAACTGGTCAAACATCTCATAGATGGCATGAGCGACAAGCACAAAAATGGCGGTATCAGTCATGTAATGTCAGGCATAGTAGATTCTATCACTGCAGCACAAAATGGACAAGAAGCAGAGGCTCTAAAACACATCGCATCTATGGTGAACCATGTTGAAGGTGACGAACATGCAATCGATGGCAAGGTGTTTCCCAGTATAGTTGTTACATTGATGCTTTTGGTAGGTGATATACTACAACACAATGAAAAGTAATCAACGTCTAACCAGTGATGTTAATGCACTGAGATCTTTGATATTTTTATTTTGATCTATGCCTTTTACTTCAGCATCGGCTTTTTTTGCAGCTGCGGTATTTCTTCTTCGTAAATCGGCAAATACGTCAGCACTGCTGGCCCCATTACCTATTACACTAGATGTCGTATCATTATCTGCGTTGAATATTCGCAGTGTATTTGGATCAAACCCAAGATTCACTTTGCTGCCTACGCCGCTTGATGAACGTGTTTTTAAAAATTGCACTTGATATTGCCCACGTTCTTTCATTGCAGCACTGACAAAAATAGATATGACATTATCTGCTGTTTGAATTTTGGAAATACCACCCGAAATATGACTATGGTCATGTTCTTGTTCTTGTACGGCAGTGCGGTTCAATTGGGCAGCAGTCATGCCCAACATTTGTCGTTCCACCATTAAACCGCGTAGTTCTTCTGTGACAAACTTGTCTTTGACAAACAAATTACTGGGATCAATTTTCCTGTTATTTGGAAACAACAAATCTAGATAATCGACTACTAGAGCATCCGGTCTTTTACCTGTTTCAATTTCATAGGTTTTGAGATATGCTTTGATATCATTGCATGTGCTGCCCTGTGGCAGTTGTTTGATATGTAAGCTGCCACTCTTGCGACCAGCTTGTTTAACTCGTATCTCAACCTCGTCAATTTTGCGAAAAATTTCTTTGGTTGAAACTTCACTGATCATACTATCCATACGCATCGAACACAATTCTTCACTGAGTTCCAGTGATATGTAGATTACATTAAGTCCTTGTTTGATAAAATTTATTGCTAGGTTTTGTAAAAACACACTTTTTCCTGCACCGCTGGCACCACACCATATGGTTATTTCGCCGCGATTTACACCGCCATATAGTTTATCGTCTACATCTTTCCATCCTGTACTTATTTGTCCATTGTTATCTTTGATTTTCAACAATCTTGCTTTTGGATCTTCGAAATAATTTGTTCCGATGTCGCTTTGCAAACTGATCAATATGGCATCTCTGACCAGCTTCTCAACTTCTCCGTAGTTGCCTTTTTCTATAAGATCCACTGCACTCAATACTGCGTCTGCCAGTGCACGATTTTTGCAAAATTCTTCTATTTCGTCAAGGAATGCATCTTGATGCTGTATTGTAATGTTGTCAATCTTGGTAAAACTCAATCCTGTTTCAGCATTTATCTGTTCAAATTTTGGTAATACACGATAATTTTCCACATGTGCAAGGATATAGCGCACAGCCGGTCTAAATTTGTTTACAAAATATTTTGCATTGAGAATATTTTGGCAGCGTGCAAAGATTTCTTCGCTACTCAATAATACATTGATTAGAAGTTTTTGTTTATCTTCTGTATAGTCTCTAGTTTCAACTGGCTGTTTGGCCATATCAGCTCCTTAACATTTGTCGTTTCATACCAATCTGCAGTTTACTCTCAGTTTTTGACTGAATAATACTAGATATAGTAAACAGTTTTCCGTATTTTTTACTTGCATCAGCAGCATCCTTGATTCCTGCTTCCCAATCTGGAAAGCTCACTGACCAACCCTGCTCTATAGCTATATCAATTAATTCTTGGTTCTTCAATTGACGATCTGGAACAATTATTTTTTCTTGTTCACTGGAATTCAACCACGATATCTGCTGTTTGTTCATTTTGCTGCCCAATGTAGCAATACCATCAACTGCGACTGCGTCAAAAGTACCTTCTGATATTAACACATATTTTCTCAGTTTTTTTGTCAACACTGTGTTGTTGAACAGGTATCCAGCAGGTATGTCACTGTTGAAATATCTCGGAGTATTATCAGGCGGCACTCCTGCATATCTGCCAGTCCACCCTATAATTTTATCGTGATGATAAAAAGGAATAATAATACGACGATTGAGATCCCAACGGCTGCTAGGTGACCAATAATATTGATAACCTTCTGCAACAGCTCGACCTCTACTGGTGAGATATTCCATACAAGCTATCATTTCTTCTGATATTTCTTCTGCTGTCAACCATTCGTCAAGTGGTCTAGAATGATTGGGTAGCTGCACTTCTGGAAAATTTTCTGTGCGAAACCAATCATGACTATCAGTTGTTTCCAGCTCACCATTTAATTTTTTACTGAGTATTTCCAGTTTGGCTTCTTGTATTTTGGTGCGTGGTACACCTAGATAACCAAGCCATGTTTCAAAATTACCATTTATATCGCTGCCTCGATAGCCTGTTTTAAATCCACAGTTGTAACAGTTGACAATCATACTGCCATCTACTGCAATCAACAAATTGCCGCGAGAACGTGTATCCTGACTGTGCCCTCTGTGATGACAGCAAACTGAATTGAATACCCACCAGCCCTTGGGTGTTTGTCGGCGTTTTACTGGAAGATAATCTTGTACTAGTTGATGTATCAGCAGCATTTTGTTAGTTTAATGCCTGCTCAACTAGGCTTACAATATTAGTTTTTATACAATATACCAGCAAAATATCCGTGATTGCAGGGCGGATAAGGAGGTGCAGGAGTAGGCGTGCATGGATATGGTATCGGCGGTGGAGCAGGAGGATACGGACCTGGTGGCGGAGGATAGGGAGCAGGAGGA